TACCCATTTAACTGGTCATGGGTCAGCGCAAACACGTTCAGTAGTACCACCTGCCATTAACTCAAACATTTTTGATTAAACCTCGCTCTGGCGGGGTTTTTTATTGCCTGAAAGGAGCGCATATGTCTGCAGGAACTATTACCCTGACAAACGGGTCCGCTATTGTTGGCGGTTCCGGAACCTCATTCGCAACCGAACTCGCCGCAGGTGACTTTATTGTTTCCACTGTGGGCGGTGTTGATTATACGCTGCCAGTAAAAACGGTTGACGGTAATACCCAGGTGACGCTGGTTAGTAACTTTACCGGGCCTACTCAGGCCGGCGCGGCCTGGTCAGCTGTTCCCCGCGTTGCGCTGAACATGGTAACTGCTGCGCTGGTGGCACAAAGTGCAGAAGCGCTGCGTGGACTGAATTACGACAAACAGAACTGGCAAAGTATTTTTTCTGGAAACGGCAATGTAACAGTAACTTTGCCGGATGGGACGAAATGGACGGGACCAGCATGGAATAGCATTATCACTACTCTCTCAGGCAAGGCGGCAAAAGGTGCAAACGATGACATTACCTCGCTAAGCGGACTCACTACAGCGCTGTCTCTGGAGCAGGGTGGTACTGGTTCGACAACCGAAACTGGCGCTCGCAAAAACCTCGGTCTGGGAACTTCTGCAACGAAAAACACAGGAAAAACGAGCAATGATGTCATGCAGCCCGGCATGTTTGGTCTTGGGTTAGCTAATGGTGCAATTACAACGAACTCGACTAATTTCAGTTCTCTGGTCAACGACAACTTTACAACGCAGGGAACGGGATTGTGTGCATTCAGAAATGATGCTCAAGTTACGAGCGGTGATACGCCTTTTTATCAGTATTCCCCATCGTTGTTTTTCAGGACCAGAGATACATTTGCTGTGCTCAACTTCCATTTTAATGGTGGCCCGATAAGAGTTTTTGCAGGTGGAATCAGCGAGACGAACTTAATTACATCGACAAATGGCAGAACATTGTGGGACACAAAAAATACTGCTGTAGACAGTAATGGCTTTATAAAGCAGGCATCCCCGGTCGTCAAAATCTTCACTGATGGTAAGTATGAAACTAACGACGAATCAGAAGGCGTCACGGTCACTCGTCTGGATGTCGGGCAATATCTTATTGAAGGCTGTAAAGCACTCAATTCAGACGCTGCATGGGGAGGTATTGACGGAGGTTTTGAGATTCCCACAGACAGGAATAAGCAACCGCTTATATGGCTGGACTACGAGGTTAACGCAGACGGCTCTGTGCTGGTAAAAACCTATCACCGCGAACATCCTTCTGCGCCAGCATTTGCCAGGAATGAGCGTGATGGATTGGCAGATGGCGAGCCGGTTGACATCCCGGCTGACCAGTTCGTCAGCGTTCGTGTAGAAATGCCAGCTGACAGCATCTGGAATCAGAAACAAACGGAAGAGGCTTTAAAGCATGAACAGGGCTCATAAAAAAAACCGCTGTCCATCGTGTGCAAGAATGGGCGGCGGCTTAAATCTGCTCACTAAGAGCCACTGGCATAAAATTTACAAAATTCATAATTCGAATCGGCATAGAAACTTAGAAACGAAACGGCGAAACATTAAGCAGTGATGGGATGCCCGTATCTTGCGGACACTTACAAATAAAACTACTGTATATAAAAACAGTATTTGAGGTGTGTGCAATGGAATTCATCAGGCCAACAGAACTGAGAGAAATTATCGCTCTCCCGCTTTTCAGTGACTTAGTACAGTGTGGTTTCCCAAGTCCCGCGGCTGATTACGTTGAACAGCGTATCGATCTCAATGAGTTACTTGTCGCTCATCCGAGCTCCACCTATTTCGTCAAAGCCGCAGGTGATTCAATGATCGAAGCCGGGATCAGCGATGGTGATCTGCTGGTGGTGGACAGCTCGCGCACAGCTGAGCACGGTGACATTGTCATCGCCGCTGTGGAAGGGGAATTTACTGTTAAACGCCTGCAGCTGCGCCCGACCGTGCAACTCAATCCTATGAACAGCGCCTACAGTCCGATCGTTGTTGGCAGTGAAGACACACTGGACGTTTTCGGCGTTGTTACTTTCATCGTCAAATCGGCGAGCTGAATATGTTTGCGCTCTGTGATGTGAATTCGTTCTACGCATCATGCGAGACTGTATTCAGGCCGGACCTGAGAGGGCGGCCGGTTGTCGTTCTCTCAAATAACGATGGCTGCGTGATCGCGCGCAGCGCAGAGGCAAAAGCCGCAGGGATAGCAATGGGCGAGCCTTTCTTCAAGCAAAAGGAACTTTTCCGGCGAGCTGGCGTTGTGTGCTTCAGCAGCAATTACGAGCTTTACGCTGATATGTCGAACCGGGTAATGACGACGCTGGAAGAAATGAGCCCCCGCGTCGAAATTTACAGTATCGATGAAGCTTTTTGTGACCTGACGGGCGTTAGGAGCTGCCGGGATTTGACTGACTTTGGCAAAGAGATCCGCGCTACCGTTCTGAAGCGTACGCACCTCACCGTTGGCGTTGGCATTGCCCAGACAAAAACTCTCGCTAAACTCGCCAACCACGCCGCAAAGAAATGGCAGCGGCAGACGGGCGGGGTAGTTGACCTGTCAAATGTCGATCGGCAGCGTCGGCTGTTGGCGGTCGTGCCTGTAGAGGATGTTTGGGGCGTTGGTCGCAGAATCAGTAAGAAGCTTAATGCCATGGGCATTAAAACGGCCCTCGACCTTTCGGAGCAGAGCACATGGATAATCAGGAAGCACTTTAATGTTGTACTCGAGCGAACCGTCCGGGAGCTGCGCGGTGAGCCATGTCTAGAGCTTGAAGAGTTTGCACCTGCAAAGCAAGAAATCGTATGCAGTCGTTCTTTCGGCGAACGCGTCACTGAATACGAACAAATGAGGCAGGCCATTTGCTCTTATGCCGCCAGAGGCGCTGAAAAACTACGTGGTGAGCACCAGTATTGCCGGTTTATCTCTGCGTTCGTGAAAACCTCTCCCTTTGCGCTTAACGAGCCATATTACGGCAACAGCGCTTCAATGAAGCTTCTCACCCCAACTCAGGATTCCCGCGACATCATCAACGCCGCGGTAAAGTGCCTGGATATAATTTGGAAGGATGGCCACCGCTATCAAAAGGCTGGAATTATGCTGGGAGACTTTTTCAGCCAAGGGGTGGCACAGCTGAACCTTTTCGATGAGCACGCGCCGCGCGCTGGAAGCGATAAATTGATGGAGGTGCTCGATCACTTGAACGCGAAAGACGGGAAAGGAACACTCTTCTTTGCCGGGCAGGGCATTCAGCAGCAGTGGCAGATGAAGCGAGAAATGCTTTCGCCCCGGTATACGACACGATACACAGATATTTTGACAGTTCGGTAAGATGTATATAAATTATCATGAACAATACAAAGATTTTAGTTAATGGATTAGTTAAATATGAGTGACGTTGACACAGAAAAGTTGTCTAAAGGGACGGAAGATTCTGCACCCCAAAAAAATGACACTGATTCAAATAGTGCGCAAATAAAATCCAAAAATATGGGTGATAGAGTTGATGGTATGAAAACCGAAAAAATCATTTTTTATATTTTGAGTGTTATTGCAATAGGTTTGATTTTATTCCCTATGGGCTCAGTTGTTTTTCCGTTTTTCTCTAATGTCTGGCCCGCTTTTATAGGTGTGGCACTTTTGGTAGGTATATATACATATTCTTCACATGGAAGGTATTATACAAGGAAAGCAGACAATAGTTTTGTTGATGTTGATTATAAATACAGCTCTGTGCATAGTGTAGAAAAATACATAGATGAGCAGATTTCATTACGTCTTTCTGAAGTGAATCAACACAACAGTGATGATGCTGATGTAGATTCTGTGAAAGGTAAAGCAGTTGATTATGCCGGACATTCTTTAAGAGTGCTTTCTCATCTACAAGCCAAAGCTGATGCGGCTGACGAAAAAGCGTCGATCTTACTGCAGAGAGGGATTGCCTATACAAAATTTGGTATTGCATATTATTTGGCGTCAATAATTCTTTGGCAGATTATCTTTTTTTATAATGGATATAAGAAGGAATATTTATGGGGGATTGCATCCTGTTCTTTTTTGTTTCTCTTTATTGAGTTTTTAAGCGCCTGGTTTTTGAAGCAATACAAAAACTTTACTGATAACTCAGTGTATTTGCTTAAGGTTAAAGCTATTTTTGACAGATATCTTCTACTATACCATTTAGAGAATGATAATAATGCAGGGGCGAATGGTAAAAACAAAGCTACTATCAATTCCTTGAGTAAGGATATTATATGGCCAGATGTCTCTGTTATAGAAAGTAAAGAAGATACATTTGGAAAAGAGGCTATGGCATCTCTAACAGAGGCAATAAAGGCCTTAAAAACAGAAAATAAGTAGTTTAAGCAACCCTTTTAAAGTTCAGAAAGAAGTTGTTTACTTTGGTTTTTTATATTACCTACCGCACGCGACACGGCGTGCCAGATAAACTTATCGGCCGGCACGGCACCGTCGGCCGCTATATCTTCAGCCTCTTTCACGCCTACGTCCTGGCGCATCCACTCCCTTGCCGCTTCTGGCGAGAAAACAAGTGGCCGACGGTCGTGAATATCTACCAGACCTTTATCCGCTGCCGATGTCACAATGAGAAAACCTTCCGCATCATCGCCGCGCTCAAATGGTGTGCTGCCGATCGCCGCCATAAAAATCGGCTGACCGTCTGCCCGGTGAATGAAGTATGGCTGCTTCTTGTCGCCTTCCTTCTTCCACTCAAACCAACCATCAGCAAAGCATATCGCCCGACCGTGCTGCCATAACTGCTTGAACATGCGGCTCGTGGCCGCCGTTTCGACGCGCGCGTTAATCAGCGGCGGCTTATCCCACCACCCGGGCGCGTATGACCACAGGACAGGATCAAGATGCAGCTGCTCGTCGCGTTCGCTCAGCAGCAGAACTTTGGTACCAGGCGCCACGTTGTACCGGCCAATAGGTTCCGGATCATACGCGATGTCACGATCGGCTTCATCGGCCAGGTATGCCAGATATTCTTCACGGGTTTGGGCTTGTGCAAAACGTCCACACATAGAAACCTCCAGTCAGTCAGACTGAAAGTATAGGGCAGGGAGAAAAAGTAGCGCGCGCTGGTTAAGTCTTACAAACGGATTCGCGGTGATTATGCTGATGAGGATGAAATGCGTAAAGTGATACGTTGAGAAACTGGAAGGAGCTACGCAAAGTGGCGACAATGCCAAAAGAGAACGCTAAATCCGGTAGGGGATCCGGGTTCGCTGTGATGACAATATGGTAATTCATTCATTAGTAAGCCACATATCAGACTCTTCAAACATATCCTCCAGCATACGGTTCAACTTTTCACGGTCGCTTTTGCTGGCATCACTATTCAATCCGTTAGCCTGCATAGGTTTAACCTTCACTTCAGCATCAGGGAATATACTATGAACTCGCCTTGTCAGCTCAGCCAAAATAATTTCTCTGGCGCCATCCAAGCCCTGAACATTTCGCTTATCATAAATCAACTCAACAAACATAACAGTCTCCTTAATCTCTGTGAGAGGAGGTTATATTTTTACTGTAAATACATACAGTGTCAAGCGAGTGGTACGATCTACAGGATGGGATTTTTTCGTCCGATTGAAGAGAAATTATCGGTAGTTATTCCCCAGTTATTCCCCAATGTTTCCCCACAATAAAATTACCAATAAAAAAACCAGCCATAAGAGGCTGGTTTTCAATGTATTTTTGGTCGGCGCGAGAGGATTTGAACCTCCGACCCCCGACACCCCATGACGGGTATTTATCTTACATATGCATTGCAGGTATTACATTTGTACTTACCAGCAATAGTTGCATGTCCAGTGACTGCGCTCATTGAGGACATTTTCTTATCCGATCCCTCATAACATCTTGGGCAGAAAGGTCCGTTTGGCTTGCCATCAACAGGTGTAGCTCTCCAGTAGACATTATCCCGAAACTCAAGCTCATCTGAGGCATTTAGTTTTCCTTGCAGTTCATCAACCTTCCGCTTTAGCTCATACATCTCAAGCTGTGCATCTGCAAGTTCGATTTTTGCTTTAGATAGAGCACTGTAAAGCTCGCTGAACTTGAGCCTCATTTCAGCATCGTTATATGCGCCCGAAGCATTTTTTATATCCTTCGCTAAATCGAAGGCTGTCTTAAGCGCAGTTAATCCTGTGACAATATCGGCCATACATCCCTCTTTTTAGATAAGTGACGTTCGTGTAAGCCATAAGATTACATCCGGCGTAAGAAAATGTTTGTGAGTAAAATCATAAGCTTTAAGGCTAAAGTTTCACCATTGTAACTTTTAGGTAATCGTAATCTGTTGATTAATATGATTTTATAATTATGAATTAGTGGCGAAAAATTTAACGTATGTTACTGATTATTGTAGATAACATGTGTGATTTTAAAACGCCTTTGATTTAGCGTACTCAGAGGAAGATAATTTCTTCAACTGAAAAATGGTTATCAAAACCCAAAAATAATTAAATACAATCAACTGGTTAGCCTGTGGCTAGAAATGTGTGACGAGAGCATTATTTCTGATGTTTTTTTACCTAAAAATCAATGCGTCATGATTGATTTCATGAAATACTGCTGCGTCATATGGAATGGTTCGAAGCCGCAGACCTGATCGTTAAAGGTATGG